AAAAGGCGAAGGTACTAACATAGGAAAAGATGTTGTAATAAAATCAAAAAGACAAGGCGGTGGTGATTCAGCAGGAACAACAACAACCCAAACGCTAACTAATGAATGGAAAAGGATTAACTTTACTACTACATATGCTGCAAACAACATCAATGGTCGTTTGCTTATTAGTTCAAATGAGGCAACATCGTGTTTGATTTACGGAGCCCAAGCAGAAGAAGGCTCATCCGCAAAGACATATTTTCCAACGACAACTCGTTTAAATATGCCTCGCGTTGACTACTTAAACAACTCCAACGGCTCACTAATTTTAGAGCCTCAGCGAACAAATTTATTGCCATATTCGAGTGATTTTTCTAATAGTAGTTATATAAGAAATCAAACAACTGCTACAACTGGCTTTATATCTCCAGACGGAAATTTAAACGCATATAAATTATTAGAAGATAATACCAATAACATACATAGGATTTACCAAACCTCACTCGTTACAGCATCACCAAACGCTACTATTTCGGTGTATGTCAAATACAACGGAAGAAGATTTGTGTTGTTAAGAATTGCGGATTCTACTGTTGGTAGATGGTATGATGTAGAAAATGGTGTATTAGGTTCAATATTTCAAGGAACACCAAATGACTCAACAATAGAATCAGTAGGTGATAATTGGTATAGAATTACTATCTCTCATAGTGTTACATCACAAGCCAGATTTGAGTTATGGGTTTCCGATACCGAGTCAACATCCGCATATCAAGGGGATACTACAAAAGGAGTTTACATATGGGGAGCTCAAGTCGAGGTTGGCAGCTACCCCACAACGCTAATAAATACTTCAGGCTCATCCGTTACAAGGAATGCGGATACGTGTACTGATGGCGGTGATGCATCAAGGTTTAATGATAGTGAAGGGGTAATATTTGCAGAGATTAGTGCTTTGGCGGATGAGAATAGCAATAGATATTTTTCTATAAACGATGGAAGTGCCAATAATAGAATTAGGTTTGGTTATACAACACCATCAAATAGTGTAAGGTTATTAGTTGTTGCATCTTCAATTCAAGTAGATATCACCGAACAATTATCTAATACATCTGTGTTTAATAAAATAGCTATTAAATACAAACAAAATGACTTTGCTTTGTGGGTAAATGGTGTTGAAATAGCAACAGATACAAGTGGAAATACACCAAGCGGTTTATCGCAATTAGATTTTGACAATGCGGCTGGTGGAGATATTTTCTACGGCAACGTAAAACAAATACAAGTATACAACACCGCATTAACAGATTCAGAATTAGCAACACTAACAACCTTATAGTTATGACCATAAGGGTAATAAATACACTTATTAAAAGAACAAGAGTAAAAATATGATTTTTAAAAAATACGAATTTACAGACAAGCAATGGGAAACCATTAGACCAACCTTATATAATAAAGATGAGGAGGGTAATGAAACATTAATTCCAGCAATCAATTCCGTCGTTGAGATAGGACACATTTGCAAAGCATTTGACGAGGAAGGCGAATGCACTGACCTATCGACTATGTATAGCGTTGATATGTTATTGAATGAAGAGGTAGAAAGTTTAGAGGATTATGAGGTTTATCCTGACCCAGTTGGCGTTCATACCTTCGCTGGTGATGACTCGCTTTATTTAAAGGCATATTGCATTAAATATCCAGAGAGTGAATACTGCGTAATACCCGAGAGTGATGAAGATTTGGCTGAGTAGTATATTTTATTCTTTGCTATTATTTTTTGCTCCAATAAAGGGCATAATCGTAATCGTAGCTTTATCTACAATGATAGATACTGCTTTCGGTGTTTGGAAAGCTAAGAAATTAGGAGAGAAATTATCTTCTAAAGCGTTTAGATCTGGATTAGTGCCAAAGTTATTGTCATATGTCGGTACAGTAATGATGGTTTACGGCTCAGATGTCTTTATTATTAACTCGCTTGTTTCTAATGTTGTAGATGTGGATTTTATGGCTACAAAGGTTATTGCATTAACGCTAATAATTAATGAAGCAAAATCAATAGATGAAAGTTTTGAAGCAGTTAAGGGCTATTCTATGATTGCTAAGATGTTAGAAATTATTAACAATCTAAAAGACGTTAAAAAACAACTATAATGAATTATGAGATCTACATTGTAGGACATTATCCACACGATAGATTCGCTTTAGGATGGGAGTATGTAGGTGCTGATGAGGAATTTAATTATAATTCTGTAACTTTGTATTTCTTGATATTCACAATTACAATCAATTATGAAAAAAATTAAAAAAGTTTTGAGACCAATTAATAAAGTTCTAATCCATTGCACAGCTACAAAACCAGATCACGATGTAGATGTTAAGGATATAACTCAATGGCACTTAGCGAGAGGGTGGTCAGATTGCGGTTATCATTATCATATAAAACTTGATGGTACAATTCAATCTGGTAGACCAATCGAATTAATTGGAGCACATTGTCGTGGATATAATAAATTCAGTATTGGTATTGCTTATGCTGGTGGTCTTGATGAAAATGGTAAACCAAGCGATACAAGAACTGAAGAACAAAAAGAATCATTGGTTAAATTAATGATAAGGATACGAAAAGTATATCCAGAAATTTCAGTACACGGACACAACGAATTTTCTAATAAAGCTTGTCCAAGTTTTGATGTACAAGCTGAAGAATATTAATGTATAATTGGAAAGAGGAAGATCTATTTAATTGGCTAAAAGAATTTGTATATTTTGATCTTGTAAAGTCAAAAAATCAAATGAGCCGATGGGATTGTTATTCTCCAAAATTCAAGCATAGAATAGAGCTAAAATGTAGACGGAAACATTATCCTACTTTACTACTGGAAAAAAAGAAATATGATGCGATGATCTTTGAAACCAACAAACACTTAGATGATCCAATCTACATAAACTCCACACCAGAGGGCATTTACTCTTTTAATTTGCACGATATAGAACCTATATGGGTAGAAAAGAAACTAAGGGCAACAACTGAGTTTTACAACAATAATATAATTACAAAAGAAGTTTGTTTTTTGAATATTGACGAAGCTACTGAGTTTGTCTTATAACAACGCTTGTAATACTATTACTCCAAGCATAATTAATCCGATCTTTCTGTTACGTTTTATTTTATGCTCTTGTATTTTACATATAGTCAATAAGTCATTATAATCGTCCTCAAGGCTATTAGCGTACGTTTTAAGACTATTTATGTCATTTCTGGTACTATCTACTATCTGTATGTATTTAAATTCCTTAGAACGCATTATTTGAGCTTGTTCCATTAAACTATCTTTTTGTATTAACTCAATATAGATCTTATCCATTTGTGGATATGTAATACAAACTAATGTGTCGCTGTTCTTATCTATTAATTCGATCTGCGAATAAGCGTATACGTTCGCTACGAGGAAGAATATGGTAATTGCTTGTCTTACGTTCATAATATAATTTAATAGTATCTGATTTAATTTGTAGTGTATCAATATCATTAAGCAATCCGTCAATATCGCTTAACTCTGGCTGTTCGATAATCGCTTCTATTGTTTCCAGTTTGCTGCGTTTAGAAAGCAAATCTGTTATTATAACGATTTGAACTATAATCGTAATTATAGCGTAGATTAAAATATGTTTATTCATAATTGTTGTTTGACTTTGTGCCAGTATTTTAGTGTTGATTGTTTCTTATATCCATTCCAACCACCATTCCAGTTTCTCGCTAACTTTTCATTGGTAGGGTTTGTGGTGTGTTCTTTAATTACGTTAAACATTTCTATGGATTTTACCTTATTCCACCTATCTGCTAACTTGTATTTATTACATCCTAAAAGTCTGTTAACCTCTCGAAGCATTATAGGGCGTATTTGTAAACATCCTACTGCATTTTCTGAGACATTATGTGCGTTTACGTCCCCTCTGCTTTCAACGTAAATAATCGCTTCTATTAAATTGTTTTTAGGAATACTCCTAACCACCTCTACTGAAGAAGTGGTCAGAAATAATCCAACATTTAACACTATAAAAATTAGCTTCATTTGTACCCTAATTCTTTTCTAACTTTAGGAGCCAAGATCTCTTTTCTCATTTGCCATTTTTCTCCTCTTAGGTCTTTGTTGTCCGATTGAATTTTACGGTTACTACGAAGAATACGCTCCATCTGTTTATAGTGTTCTGCTATTATCATTGCTGATAATATATTAACTCCATAGATGTCTTGTAATGCTCTACGTAATAACTTTTTTGGGTTGTCTCTCATTTCTGGATTCGTAGTCAATAGCTGTTTTACTTGTTTTGTTGTGTTCATATTATAAATTGGTTTTAATAAATTCGTTAAGTCTGATATAATCTTTTTTAAATTTCTGGTCGTACTGCATAAAGTCTGAAGCAGATTGTATTGAGTGTATTACCGTAGAATGATCTCGCCCACCTAATGCAGAGCCAATACTTTTCAAAGAAGTGTCTGGCATATTTTCTCTGGCTATGTAGCAAAACATTTGTCTACATATTACCTTTTCTCGTTTTCTATTACTTCCAATAATTTCTTTTGTTGGAATATTGTAATACCTTGAAACACATTTTAATAGTTTATCAAATGTTAATCTACCTTTTAAAACTCCATCGCTTTGCCAACCACCAATACTTTCTATACCAGCAGCAGAATAATAGGATGGACTTTCTTGTTTTGAAAAGAACTTATATTTAATGTTTCCATCTTCGTCTTGTATGGCAACTTGTTCTATTTGCCCCATTTTCACAAGGTCGTTTATCTTTCTATTCGCTTCTAACATACCGACTTTTCTACATAATCCTAAGATAGTATTAAGGTGCGTATATCCTTTCTTTAGAGTATTGCGAATAAATAAATAATCTTGGTTTTGTGTTTTGTAATCTTTCACTAATTGCATATTTCGTTTATATATTGTCTTGATTGTTCTACTTTCTCTTGTAAGTTTTTAATGACTTCTTCATCATATTCTATTGGATAGATCTTAATACGATACTTGCTATTTATTTCTGAATAATCGTGGCTTTCTTCGTATGTTAGATGTTCTGGTGTATTCATTAGAACATACACTAATTCTGCTTTACGTTTACCAGTTAAGTGCATATAAACTTGTAATTGGTAGTAATATGCTTTATTTGGTATATCTTCTTCAAATAAAGGAAAAGTAAAACAATCCCAACTTGATTTTATGTCTATAATCTTGTCATCCAAGATTACATCTGGAGTACCACAAAAATGTTCATCTTCAAAAAACTCGTCATTTTTTTGTGCGAATAACCAACCCTTTTCT